GTGTGCGGGCCAGAGGTTAAGCCAGTCACCCACGAGGATGGGGCGATGGGCTGGCTGCTAGTGCACCACTCCCTTGACGGCCGGGAGCAGGCGGCAGGTGCGCCGCCCACGACTGGCTAGGCCGGCACGGGAGGGAGCAGGCATGGCGGTCGGTGCGGTCCAGGTCTGCTGTCCCGAGTGCGAGGCTGATGTACCGATCGCGACGGAGATCACTTCGATGCAGGTCGAAGGAAGCGATTTGATCATTCGGATTGAGCCTGACCTGACCGATGTGATCACTCACGCGTGGGCTCATGATCTTTGAATCGGGCCAGCCTGATCAAGATCAAACCGCCCAAGATCACCTGGGGGGAGATCCCATGATCCACTTTTCCCAGGGATCGGGGCCGTCTAGCCCCTCGAAATCTGCGTGCGGCTGACCTGTATTTTTTCGACCCCTGGTGGGTCTTGTCCGAGACCCCAGGAGGGTCGTCATGCCATCGAAGATCGAACCCCCTGAGGGTCTCGGCGACAAGGCCCTGGTGGTCTGGTCGGAGATCGCGGGGAACTACGAGCTGCGTATCGACGAGCTGCGCGTCCTGGAGGACGCCTGTCGGGAGATCGACCTGATTGAGCGACTGGAAGCTGAACTTGCGCACGCCGACCTGATGGTCACGGGCAGCATGGGGCAGCCGGTCGCCTCACCACTGGTGCAGGAGTTGCGGCAGCACCGCGGTGTTCTGGCCCGCCTGCTGGGCTGGCTGAAGCTGCCGGACGAGGAGGAGCCGGCGAAGGGGAACGCGTCTGCGTCTGCACGTCAGGCAGCTATGGCGCGTTGGGGCCGTGGCGCGTAGGCGGTCGGTCGAGCGTCAAGGCGATGGGCACGGCGAAGTCATCCAGTGGTACCGGGAGCGGCTGACGGAGGTTGCGCCGCGTCCGGAGCTGGAGTGGGAGCCGAAGCTGATCGGCCCGACCTGGCGGCGGAATCCGGATGGCACCTGGATGCTGCCGGAGGCGACGCTCGGTTGGGAGTTCCTCGGCTGGTGCGGCGTGTGGCTGCAGCATTCTCGTGGTGTCCCGTGGCGCTTCACCGACGAGCAGGCCCGTTTCATCCTGTGGTGGTTCGCCCTCGACGAGTCGGGGGCCTTCGCCTACCGGGACGGCGTGCTGCAGCGCTTGAAGGGTTGGGGGAAGGATCCGGTCGGCGCCTGCCTGTGTGCTGGTGAGGCGCTGGGGCCGTCGCGGTTCGCTGGCTGGGCTTCGGATGGTTCGCCGATTGCGACGGACAGCCCGGAGGCCTGGGTGCAGACAGCGGCTGTCAGCCTTGAGCAGACGAAGAATACGATGCGGCTTTTCCCCTCCTTGTTCACGGTAGAGGCGAAGGAGCATTACCGGATCCAGGTCGGCAAGGAGACCGTCAACGCACTCGGGGACTCGCGTCTGATTCAGGCGGTGACGTCGTCGCCGTCGACACTGGAAGGCGCGCGGGCGACGTTCGTGCTGCTGAACGAGACGCATCACTGGGACTCTTCGAACTCGGGCCATGACATGGCCGATGTGATTGAGCGGAACGCGACGAAGTCGGCGGACGGCGCGGCCCGCACCCTGCGCATCACGAACGCCTACGAGCCCGGTCAGGACTCGGTCGCAGAGCGGGACCGGGAGGCCTGGGAGGCGGTGGACGCCGGCCGGGTGATGGACGCTGGGCTGCTGTATGACTCGCTGGAGGCGCCGCCGAGGGCGCCGTTGACGGTGGAGGATGCCCCGGCGGTGATCGGCTCGATCCGCGGGGATGCGTCGTGGCTGAACGTGGACCGGATCGTGAAGTCGATTGCTGACGTCAGGAATCCGCCCAGCCGGTCCAGGCGCTTCTGGTACAACATGATCGTTGCGGCTGAGGATGCCTGGATGGCGCCCTACGAGTGGGACGCCTGCAAGACGGAGGCCCTCGAGGTCGCGGACGGCGACGAGATCGTCATGTTCTTCGACGGATCCAAGTCCGACGATGCGACCGCCCTTGCGGGCTGTCGCATGTCCGACGGCCACGTCTTCACCCTTGGCGTGTGGCAGCGGCCGGCGAACTGGAACCTCGACGTGCCTTGGTCTGTTCCACGTGATGAGGTTGACGGCGTCGTCGAGCGGGCGTTCAACACCTACAAGGTGGTGGCCTTCTTCTGTGACCCAGGCTCTGGCCAGGACGAGGACGGCGAGCGCTACTGGTATGCCTACCTCGACAAGTGGGGGCAGGAGCACGGCTCGAAGCTGGTGATTCACGCTGTCACGGCGGGCCCGAAGCAGCATGCTGTCCGGTGGGACATGGGCGCTCCTCGGCATCAGGAGGAGTTCACGGACGCGGTGCAGCGGACGCGGGAGGACATCCTCGAGCGGCGCTTGACCCATGACGGGCACAAGGTGATGCGCACGCATGTGGCGAACGCTCGGCGGCGCACGAACGCGTGGGGCATCACGATCGGCAAGGAGCACCGCGAGAGTGCCCGGAAGATCGACCTCGCGGTGTGCATGGTCGGCGCTCGGATGCTGCGCAGGAAGCTCCTCAACAGCAAGCACTACAAGAAGCGGCCGAAGTCGCGCGGCAAGGGCAGGGTGGTGGTGCTGCGGTGACCGTGTCTATCCCCGACCTGCCTCTTCTGACGTTGTCGGATGATGAGTTGGCTCTGGTGCAGATGTTGCGGGCGGACATGCTGCGTGATCGGTGGGCGTTGCAGCTCCGCGATGCGTACTTCAACGGTGAGCAGTTGGTTCGGGATCTCGGGATCTCGATCCCACCGCAGCTGAGGGGCCTGCACACGGTGATCGGCTGGCCGCGGGTCGGCGTGGAGAGCCTGGAGGAGCGTCTCGATCTGGAGGCGTTCCGTTGGGCGGACGGCTCGGACTCGTCGGAGCTGGCGGAGATCGCCGACGCGAATGACCTGTTCGACGAGTCGAGTCTCGCGCACCTGGACGCGCTGGTGTATGGCCGCGAGTATCTGGCGGTCGGGTCTGGGGATTGCGACGGCGACTGCCCGCCGCTGATCTCTGCTGAGTCGCCGCTGGACATGACGGTCCTGTGGGATGCCCGGATCCGGATGAGCACGGCAGCACTCCGCGAGTGCGCGGCCGACACCTATGTCGAGTCGGGGCCTGAGGAGCGGATGCTTGTCTTGTATCTGCCGGATCAGACGGTGATGTGTCTGCCGTCGGCGTCTGGCGGGTGGGAGGTCGTCGACCGGGACGTGCACAACCTGGGTGTGGTGCCGGTGGTTCGGATGGCGAACAGGCAGCGGACCGCGGACCGGGTGGGCAAGTCGGAGATCACGCCCGAGGTCATGTCGATCACGGATGCGGCGTGCCGGCGGCTGATGGGCATGGAGGTGGCGGCGGAGTTCTTCGGGGCGCCGGCCCGCTACATCCTCGGTGCGAGCGAGGCGGCGTTCCAGGACGCTGAGGGCAATGCGAAGTCGGCGTGGGAGACGTACATCGGCCGTGTGCTGGCGTTGGAGCGGGATGAGGACGGCAACGTCCCGGACGTGGGACAGTTCCCGGCTCATGACCCGACAGGCATGACGAAGATCATTGACCTGTACGCGCGGATCATGTCGTCGCAGTTTGGTCTGCCGCCGCACATGCTCGGCTATACGACTGACAATCCGGCGTCGGCGGATGCGATCCGGTCGACGGAGGCGAAGCTGGTGAAGCGCTCGGAGCGGCGCATCAGGCGCTTCGGTGCGGCTTGGCAGCAGGCGATGCGGCTCGCGCTGTGGGTGCGGGACGGGGAGCCGCCGGAGAAGTCGCGGCGGATCGAGACGGTGTGGCGGAACCCGGCGACGCCGACGGTGGCGGCTCAGGTGGACGCTACGGTCAAGCTCGTGCAGTCCGGGGTCCTGCCGGCCGATTCCGATGTCACGTTGGAGATGGCTGGGTTCACGGAGGCGCAGCGTCAGCGGATCGCTGTCGACCGGAGAAGGGCAGCGGCTGCGGCGGCCGGCAACGGGATCCTGCAGCGCCTCGCGGAGTTGAATGGCGGGTCGGGGGCGTCGCTGCC